CCTTGGGATATGGGTGGCGCTGGTGGCGGTGCTGGTGGGGTTAGTTTCACATTTCACCTACAAAACAATAGCCAATTTGTAGGGTTTGACCTCAATCAACCTAATCCGTTTGACGCTTATTTATCTTTCAATACTTCTGCTTACGGTGGTTCAACTTTCGCTTCTGCTCCTTGCGGGGTAAAAGGTGATGATGCTATGTTAGGTGGTGGCGGTGGTGCTGGTGGTGTTGGTGTTTTTACTGCTATACCCTCTGGTAGTGGTCTTATTTCTCTTTCTGGGTCTGCTGTAAATGGGACGGCTGGGACGGCTGGACTTAGCGGACAAACTGGGTCTTCTCTTGTATTCCCAGTTGGTGGGACGCAATTCATAAGTGGTGGCGGTTTTGGATACGGACAAACTCACCCAGCGATGAGCGGATATAATACGAGCGGTTATCTCAATTATTCAGCAGGAGATGTTGGCGAACCTATTTGTCATATCACTTGGTATGTTTCTCCTCCTTAAAATATTACAACAATATATAATGATGAAATCACTACAACCCGAGGATTTTCATAAATCTCTTTACGAAGCGTTTTTAATACCTCGTAAAGAAATAGAACAGCAAATAAACAGGCAAAATAAATATATTACCATTATTTTAGGGTGTTTAGTAATAGGAGCAGTAATACTATTATGTATGCTTATACTATAATGTTAAGCGAAGTATTTTGGGTAGCTTTTATAACTACTTTAAGTGGTTGTATTCTTAAATTGGCGAGTATGATGTATAAATCCAAATGTAAAGAGTTTGAGATTTGTTGTCTTAAAGTAAAACGGGATATTGACGCGGAAGTATTAGAAGGAGATATAGAATTGACCGAAAATGAAAATAAAAAATAATGCTTAATTATATACGAATGATTGCTGACGGAAACCTATACGAACAAGTAAAACAAGAAGCTAATAAAGTATTTAATAAACCGTCCGCGTATAAATCTGGCTGGATTGTTAAAACATATAAGCAAAGAGGTGGCGAATATATTGGTAAGAAACCAACCAACGAAGGATTGGATAGGTGGTTTAAAGAAGATTGGAAAGATATTGCTGGGTTAGATTATCCAGTATATAGGCCAACCAAACGAATAACCAGCGAAACACCACTTACGCCCAGAGAAATAAAACCCGATAATTTAAAAGAACAGATTTTATTGAAACAGCAAATACGAGGCGAACAAAATCTACCACCATTTAAAGGAACTGGATTAAGTGATTTTTCTAACCCAGATACAGTACATAGGCGGTTAAAAGAATATGACCCAAAATTGGAATTATATATAAGCGATAAGAAGGATAAGAAATATTTCATAATAAACCCACAAACTGGTAAGAAGATTTATTTCGGGGCTATGGGATACCAAGATTTTACCAAGCATAATGACCCAGTAAGAAGAGCAAACTATTTACGACGAAGTGCTAACATAAGAGGTGATTGGAAAACAAACAAATATTCGCCCAACAATTTAGCAAGAAATGTTCTGTGGTAATGATATATTATATATCTTAATATATATATAATATGCCGAAGTTTGCGAAAGGAAGCCAAGAAGCAAAAGACGCTATGGCGAAAGCGAGAGCGTCAAGAGGAAAACCAAAAGACCCTACAAAACCCAAGCGATTAACAAAGAAACAAGCACAACGCGAACGCGAACAGGCTGGTTTAGTTATGTTGGAAAAGGTAGGCGATAATGAAGTAGTAGTCCCCCAATATTATGCGAAACAATTAGCCCCAAGTAAAAAGAAGAAGTTGAGATATAGGCTGGTTAATCCTATTACACAGGAGCGTAAATTGGCTACAAGAAACGGCCAAAGTGTCGTCCAGATTACAAGACGACCTACAAAGGAAACCATTTTGTTAGGAAGCGACCCTACACCTATACCGCTGTCCGCATTTAGTAGAGCAGACCAAGAAAAGGTTAAAGAGCAATTTAAAGCTGTTAGTGTATTTGGCGATAGAGAACCAAATGAAATGCCGAAAATCCCATTAGATAAACCAAAGCCAAGAGGTCGCCCTACAAAGATGCCGAAAAATATAGAATGGTGGAAAGAGAATGCTGGAACTGTAAGAATGGCGAAAAAGGCAATACAAGAATTAAAAACCGCGAAAGATAAAGCCAAAGCGGAACGCGAAGCAAAAAAGAAACCAAAACCCGAGCCAAAGCCAAATATTAGTATGGTTATTGAAGAGGGCGATGAAGACGAAGATGAAGATAAAGCCGAAGAAAAAGAGGAAAAAAAAGAGGAAGGTGGAGATGGAAATATGTTTTTACCCGAACCTATGAAACCAGCAACAGCGACAGATGTTAAGGATTTAAAAACATTTTTAGAGGATTTAAAGACGGAAGGTGAAAAAGGGTTGGATTATTATCCAGCGAACGGCATATTTGGCGATATTGTATTCGCAGGTATTCTCTCAAAATATGGTAATAAATGCTTTTGGGAAAGAGATATAGCAACCGAAGGCAAATCGGTTGGCGATGCTTGGACGAATATAAAGGTTATTTTTACAGAGGAAAAAATGAATGATAATAAAATGCTTACTTCTATATTTACACCGTCATTTATAGAACAGTTTGGTAAGCATATAGAGGGTTGTATGGAGCGAGGCGAAGAAATTATAGCTATTCCATTAACACTATACGGTTATACCGTAATAAAAGAAAAAAATACTAACGCATTAGGAGGATATACCCCTAATAAACAAACATACGATAGATATGTTGGAAATACTTCTTCCCACGCTAATATGCTTATATTTAGACCAAAACGAGGAATAGTTGAACGATTTGAGCCTCACGGCTCTAAATCTGGATTAGCTGAAAAAATAGACGCAAAAAGCGAAATAGTAATCAATAAAGTTCTAAAACGCTTTTGGGAGAAAGAAATGAAGAAATATGTAGGAAAGGTTCGTTTTGTCCCGCCTATTGATATATGCCCCACAAAATACCCGCAAACAGCAGGTTTTCAATCACTCGCTTCTATGCTTGGTAAGGATATTTATGGAGATAAATATATGGGTTTTTGTTTAATGTGGTCGCTGTTCTTTGTAGAGGTTATTTTAATGAACCCAGATAAAACAACGGACGAAGTAATAACCGAAACATTAGCAATCTCCAAAGAAGACCCAGATTATTTGCTACAAGTAATCAAAGGTTATGTAAGAATGGCCGAAATTATCGTCCAATCAATGGCGGAAAGTGCTGGATTAAAAGATTACAAATTAACATTAGAAAAAGAGGATAGAAACTCCCCATTATATCAAGGGTTATTTGCTAATAAATCAAAGGTAGTCAAAGAGCGTTTAGGTGAGTATTTTACCAGCTTATATGAAAGTATAAATACTGGAACAAAAGGCGAAAAAATAGAAAAATCTAAAAAAGCAGAAGAAGCAACAGTCGCGTCAAAATATGAAGATATTGAAAAACAATTTAAAGAAGGTGGTGAATTGGATAAACTAAAACGAGCGTTTAAATCAATTAAATTGAGTAAGCCAGTATTTAACGCACTATATGACGTTTTTACAAGTAATACTGAAAGTATAAAAAAAATATACGAAGATTATTTTAAATCTCGTAATTTTACGGCAGAGGAAATACAAGACTATAAATATAAATTGTTTGCCGATATGTTAGTAGATAAAGACCAAGTTAAAAGACGCTCTACGACGGTAAATAAGTTTCTTACATTTATAGAAACCAATTTTGCTGGTAATAAACGAGCAGGAACAGTATTGAAACAAGCAAAAAAACAACGAGAAGAACTCGGTAAGTTTTTATTAGGTGAGGGGATTTTAGACGATATTAAAGGATTTTACAATAAAGGAGTTAAAGCGGTTAAGAGAGGCTATGACGACGCAAAGGATTTCGCAAGTACAGTCATAAGTGGTAGGAAAGATTACCAGCCAAAGGGACGCGATATTGTAAAAAGATATGGAGCTGAAACTATTAAGGCGATAGAGGTTGGACGCGACCCAGTATTACCCGCATTAAAGGGTGTATTAAATGCTATTAGTGGTGGCGAGTTTGGTAAGCGAGTAGATAGAGCTGAATATGACGACTTATTCCATTTATTCGCAGTTATAACTCTGGCGAGTGGTAAGAAAATAATGACCGAGAAAAACGAAGTTATAATCATAAGCGAAAGCATTCCAGCGAGAAGTGAAAAAGCCGAATATATCCAAATAGCCAATATTCCGTCAATTACTATGGAAACTCTTTTTAGCAATAATAAATCGCGAATGGGCGGTAAATATTTCACATATTCGGCCAAGGATAATAACTGCCAAGATTACCTATTGAGTTTATTGAAGTCGTCTGGTATTGGAACGGAGGCAGAATATAAGTTTATTAAACAAGATACAAAGCAATTGTTTGAAGGTATGCCTGGGCTAAGAAAGTTCGCTAATAGTATTACTGGGTTCGCTGGAAAGTTGGACGTAATATTGGCTGGTAGAGGTTTTGCCGATAAAGAAACCGAAGCAGAAATAGAAGATATAGAAGGGTATGGTTTAGCTCAAAAAAAAATCTGTTGTAATTGTATAAAAGGAATGGTTCATACTTGCGAAATGTGTGGCGGAAAAATATCGTCCAGAGATGTTGAGAAGTTTTTCAGGAATGTTGGTAAGAAGATTATCGGCAAAAAAGCGACCAAAAAGGTTGAGAAGTTTGGTGAAGATGCTGGTAAGTATATAACCGCAAAGAAGGGCGGACTTGCTACTGATTTGATTGATTATGGTGTTCCCGCAGCGACGGCAGCGGTGGTTGGTGGGCTTTCTGGTTTAGCTACTGGTGGGCTTGGTGGTGTAGTTGGTTCGGCAGCGGGAAGTAAGCTCGGTAAAGAAGTTATCGCTCCTGCCCTCCATAAGGCTACGGGTGCTGGAATGGGTGGCCGTTCTGCTTGGATTACTCTGGTTAAGAAAGTAGCCAGAGAAAAAGGGATTTCATACAAGGAAGCCCTATCAGTTGCCTCTGCTATGCGAAAAAAATAAGCGGAGGTTCAATAGACCCTCCTAAAAAAACTATTGAGGGTGGGACATTACCGAAAGCTGACCGCATAGATATAAACAAAAAAATATACAATATAAGCAAAGACGAAGCCATAACTGACTATAAAAAACTCGCTGATTTAGACTGTGAAGAATATGAAAAAGTATCCAAAGGAAGTCGTATAGGTTCTAATTTTGTAGATTACTTTACCTCCCTACAACGAATGGAGGCCAATAGCAAACGAAATCTAAACTTTTTTGATTTATGGGAAAACCGAGCCGAATGGATTAAAAAGAAAAGTCTTGCGAATATGGTTGCTTGGTATAAAAAGACCTCACCTGAAACCCCGTTATACAACGTCTGGTGGAGAATATTTAATGTTTATTTTGGCTCTATTAACCAGTTTAAACCGCTTATAGCTATGGGTATATATTGCCGTTATAAACCAACTTCCGTTTTAGATTTTACTATGGGTTGGGGTGGCCGTTTGGTTGGAGCTTGTGCGTTAGATGTTCCCAAATATACTGGTGTAGATTTAAACCCAGATTTAGAGAAACCGTATGCGGATATGGTAAAGGAATTATCGCCCTTAACAAGCACAAAGATAAAGCTATATTTTCAGGACGCTCTTACAGTTGATTATAATAAATTAGATTACGACCTTGTTCTAACCTCTCCTCCATATTACAATATTGAACTATATAAAGGAACTAAACAACGAGGAAAGGACGAATGGGATAGAGAGTTCTATGAACCGATATTTATTAAAACTTGGAATGGTATGAAAATGGGAGGGCATTATTGCTTGAATGTTCCAGCCGAAGTATATGACCGCGTATGTATTAAGCTAATGGGTAAAGCCGACGAGTTCTTACCGCTGTATAAAGCAAAGCGAAAAGCGGGGGATACTTATAAGGAGTTTATTTATGTTTGGAAAAAAACCGCCAATTTGAAAGCACCAGCAAAGCAACCAAAGATAACCGAATTATTAAAACCAATTGAGGGCAAAGGTGTAGAGTTTCCTATTTCACTTCCAAAGCCAACATTTAAAAACGAATGGGTTGTTGGAAAGAAAAGTAAAGTCGCTGGTTATGGAGCATTCGCAAAAAAGGATATTCCAAAGGGAACAAAAATAGCCGATTATATAGGCGACGAAATGACGACGAAAGAGTTTAAGAAACAATATGGTGGAACATACAGAGAGCGTAAAGATATACACCCGTATGCGTATGTACTTGGAAGGGTTAATAAACTAATTGTAGCATCTGGTAAATACCTGACTGAAAATGTAGTTAGTTATGTTAATGAAATCCCACCCAATTATAATGTTGAATTAAAACAGCGGGCACTATTCGCAAAAAAAGATATTAAAAAAGGAACAGAGTTGTCGCTACAATATCCTAAAAATTACGGACGGCACTGGCTTACTGGTGGAGGTATTGAAGAAGACGACCCCGAACCAATTGACGAAAGCACCAAAGCATCGCCAACAATTAAGAAACTATTGTATGGTATGACCCCAGTAGAACGGGCAGGAGATAATTGGATAAAACGCGAAGATAAGTTTGAATACGCAGACCAGCTGGGCGGTAAGGTAAGGTCGGCTTTGTTTCTTATGACGAAAGATAAATACAAAGGCATAACAACAGCAGGTAATCGCAACTCCCCGCAAATAAATATTGTTAGTAGTATTGGTAAGAAGTTAGGCATACCTATATACGCCTTTACATCTCGGGGCGAACTCGGCGACGAAGTAAAAGTAGCCCAAACCAAAGGAGCAAAAATAACCCAAGTTAAGCCTGGCTATGAAAGCGTTATAAACGCAAGAGCCAGAGAGTTCAGTGAAAAGAATGGATACTTATATGTTCCGTTTGGTATGGATACAGAAGCGGTTCATCATCTAACAGCTAATCAGGTTAAGAACATTCCCAAAGAAGTAAAACGCATAGTCGTTCCAGTTGGTTCGGCTTCGTCTATCATCGGTATAATTAAGGGAGTAAAAGAATATAGGCCAGATATTAAAATACTCGGCGTAGTGGTTGGAGCAAATCCTTTGCGTAAGTTAAACAAATATGTTCCAGATTGGCGGAAGTATATGTCGCTCAAACATTATAAAGGTTCTTACAGCGAACCAGCCGAGGAAACTCGGTTCGGTGGTATATGTTTAGACCCATACTACGAGGCAAAAACAATTCCCTATATTAAAAAGGGAGATATGCTATGGATTGTCGGGGTAAGAGAAACAATAGACCAAGACGATTGTTAAGCCATTATATCAAATAATACGATTTTTAAGTTAAAAACTGTATTATTCTTATTAAACCATTAAATAAATTAATTTATTTAATCCTTTATCATATATTAACTGGTTTTTAAGTTAATTATTGATTTATTCTTATTAAAGTCTTAATTTTGGTCTAAAATTACTTTAATAATAATATAAATTATTCCAATTATTATATTATTATTTCTTTACATAGGTATCCAACATACCAGCAGACGAACCCATATCCTCCATAGTATCCGCAACAGCAGATTTTGTTTTAACTGTTTCGCCAAACTTGTCGGTTAAATAGGTATGACGCAGTTGATTGACGCTCACCTTTTTATCAAATACTTTATTGAGCCTTTGGTTTAGCTTTACACTTGATAGTGGGTTTAGATTACTATCAAAGAATAAATAATCGGTAGGATTAATAGCAATCCATTTTTTAAGTATGTTGCGTAGCGGTGTAGGTATTTCTAACTCCTGTGTTCCGTATGTTTTAGCAGTCTTGAATGAATTGAAAATTAATTTATTTTTATCTAAAAAATTATCCTTTGTCTTATCTATTGATTTTATCTTGAAATCGCAGAAATCCTTGCTACGCCTTGGAGGCACATATATACCACCCAAAACGGCTAAAAGGATATAGTTTTGTATTTCTTGTAGGTCGCTAATCGTATGCGTCTTTTTTTTATAGAGCAGGTCAGCATTACGCTTTAATGCGTCATATATATCCCGAACCTGTTGCGTCCCAACCCAGCTCTCCTCTTGCTCGTCGGTTTTAATCTGTTTAGAAATCTCTTTGTTATATGCTTTTACATCTTCCGCCATCAAATCGCGATAAGCCTTTTTATCCGTAATAATTACCAACGCCGATAAAATCGTTTTGCGTTTGTTTGGTGCTACATCTTGTAGGAAACCGATAACCTTATCGCTGTTATCAAACTTGGAAAGGTCATAATCCTCGTCGCCAAATACCTTCTTATAGAGGTTTTTAAGAATAGAGGTGTAAGTCGTTATAGAACTCTCGCTTAATGTCGCCCGTTTATCGGCAATATATTTTCGTATCTTATCCATTATAATATTAACCAATATAATATTTAGGACTATATAATCTATTGCCTAAATTAAGGAAGCGTTTAATTTAGGCGATTTTTATATAAGTATAATATATAAATGGAAATCCGTAGTTTAGCAAATGATTTAAAGTTTGGCGAGGCCAAAGAAACCGATACGATTAATATAATCCGCCAATACTGGGTAGATGATACTATCCTAAATACAAAGGATAAATACAAAAACCGATTTTGCCTTTACGATTATGAAAGCGAAAATGGAACAACTTGGGAACTAAAATCGCGACGCTGTTCTAAAACAGCATACCCTACCACTATTATACCAACTCATAAGGTAAGAGCAACCGATAAGCCCCAAATATTTATGTTTAATTTTACCGACTGTTCTTCGTATATAGTTTATGACCCTGAACAGTTCGCTAAATACCAGACCAAAATGGTAAGATGTTTTAGAGCAGGAGCTTCTAATAAGCCAGTACAACATATAGAAATCCCAATAGAGGATTTAACCGATTTATAAGGGAGGTAGAAAAGTAGCAAAGCGGGGCATACTTTCCGTTCTTCCTATAAGGAGTTTTTTAAATACCTATTATACCTTTTTATTAAAAAGTATGATACAAAAGTTTCTAAAATAGTGCCCCAGTTTGCTACTTTTCTACCCTTCTACTAATTGTGGCCTTGGTTAAATCAACAGGTTGTGTATTTTCGTCAATAATGCGGTTAATTCCATCTCCATAAACGTCTATTTCCTTACGCAACTTTGGGTCGGCACTTTGGAAAAATTGTTTTAGCATATACTCGTTTTTTTTAAAATCAACCTGCTTATTAAGGTCGTCAAAAAATGATAAGAATGTGTCCGTATCGTCATATAGGTTTTTGGTTCTCTGTGGGAATGCGTTAATATAATGAAGAAAAGCTAAACAATACCAACCACAAGCGTTAGACATAAGCGATTGAACGTCCTTCGTATTATGCGGAAATTGTCGGCCAATTGTTCCAATTGTAGCATTAAATACCTTCTTCACTTCCTCTGGTGCCCCTATTCCATACGGGTCAAAAAATATCGCCTCCATAAGGTCGTTAGGATATTTATTTACTTGTAAGCAAGTCCAATGTGAGCCTTGGTTAAGAGTTCCGTCTTCTTTATATTCGTCGTCTAAATTAATAAAATACGATTTGTTAAACTTAAACTTCTTTGGTAAATCATTTTTAAACAGCGTATCTGCTAATGGGATACTCATCTTTTCGCTCAACTCTCTAATTTGCGTATTAGTCAGCATTATTATATAATTAATACAGAAATTAATTTTATAATAAATAAACGATTTGCCCTAAAATACTTATCCTTTCAATTGGAATTGAGGCGGGAGGGTATGCCTCCACTGGAAGTTTGCTCCATAAGGCTGTGATTGTAAAGCGGGAGGCAACATACCAATAGCACCACCTACCATAGCACCGCCCAATCCTACTGAACCAGCTTGGCGACGAGTTCCTCTTTCGCCCCCAACTCCTAAACCCAATCCGTATCCCATACCCCGACCGCCTAAATAAAGTCCGCTTCCAGCCATAGGAAATCCAAAACTATCGTATCTTTGCTTGACGACTTCCGCTTCCGCCTTATCTGCTACTGCTTGGGCGATGGCGTTTCTATCCAACGCTCCCATATCTGTTCCTAAACGACTATTCAATTCAGACAACGCCCTATCCTGAGCCACTCGGCCAACCATAGACCTCGCCTTTCTCGCTCTTGTTCCGCCAGCATTTGACGAGTAATAACTATCAGGATTATCTAAATAGTCTAACCCAAGCGAAGATAAGGCAGCAACTCCGCCTGGTATATATGGAATTAATGCGGGATTTGCCGTAGCGAGAGAAGCCCCTCCTGCCGACAAGGCAGCGATAAGTGATGCTTTCGCAGCGGGTTTCAATTGGTCGCCAATTTTATAGACCGCTTTTTTAAGTCCTTTCTTCTCCAACCATCTATCAACAGCGGGACCGAAAATGCCCTGCCCTTCCATTTCAGGAGCAACTTCTTTATTCGCCATAATTTCAGGAGGAGATAAAGCCAGTTCAGCACCCTTTCCTTTCCTAAATGTTTTTGTTAATGCGTTATAGGTTTCAGGCGAAACAATTACACCAATACCTTCGCCTTCCATAGCAGGTCTAACCCTTACTCTATGGCCGTTTCGCAATTTGGATAATTGCTTACCACTTGCTGTAATATTTATACGCTCCATTATACATATTACAAAGAAAAAAAATAGGGGATATTCTTAACGAAAAATAACGCCTAAACTCTCGCACCAGTCAAAATATCAATTGAAACATCAACGCCGTATTCAATAAAGCACCAAAGGTCAATAGGACGAGCAGAGGCATTTTGCCCGATAATCTGGACGGACTTGGGAACACTTTCCTCTACGGGCAACATTCTACTCACATCAACATAGTAAAAGCAATTGGACTGCTTAAAAGCGTAGAAGTCAATAAGGCCAGAGGTAAGACCGTCAGTCATTCCACCATTAACGGCATTCTGTCCGTATAGTTGCTGGGAGAACTCCTCAAACGAATAACGCTGTGTATTGTATAGCATATTTTGGCCTGAAACAACAACATTAAAATTGGTAAGAGCAACCAAGGGTGCGGTTTGTCCGCAACCAGCGGGGTCATACGGCGACTGATATTCGGGGCAAGGAAGTCCCAAATTACCAGCAGTAATAAACGGAACTAAAAGAACCGATTTCATACCAGCAATACCGTTGGTAAGGAGAGAGTTAATCTGTCCCTGAGTAGCAATATTGGTGATTTGGTATTGGTAAATATCGGTATATTTGATTTGTTTAACTGGCGAGGACATATAGGCCTGTTCAAACACAGGGTTAAAAGTATATGCGGGAACATACAAGTACAAGTTTCTATAAGAACCTTGCCCGACCGAGTTTCCAGCAACACTGGTAAGAGTGCTATCTAAACAAGTTGAACCAACCGACACATTTACTCTGATAGTGGTCGCAGCCGAAAAAACACCATCTCCTCCGTTATTAGCCCCAGTAGAAGAAACCATAAAAGGACAAACACCACCAACAGCGTTGGAAACAGAGGTAAGTCCTAATTCATCAAAACCCGCACCACCAATGGTGATTTCAGCGGAGGTGTTATTCAAGTTAAGAGTAAGTTTGAGGAAGGCACCCTTCAATAGGGGGCACATCATAAAGAACGAGTGAATATGCTTCAAGTAAATCTGTGCGTTAATAGAGATTTGTAAAACGCCCTGTGCTCCCGCATTCACACCATTAACTTTGCGAGAAATATATGACTGATATAGGGTTGTAGCAGACTGATTTGATAAAAATGTAGATTGGTCTGATGTGCCTCTGTTTCCATCTTCGTCATAGTTAATGTAGGTTTGACGATTTAAAAATCCTGTATTACCTCTCGCACTGCGAAAAGAGTTAAATACTCCTGAAACGATTATAGCACTTCCAGTGTCTGAATAATTGGTATTATTACCAATACCTAAACCAACAACAGAGGCAACATTGCTAAAAGTCCAACTATCGGGGGTATCTGGGTAGAAACCAATCATAGAACCCTGTGTTGCTACATCCGCCCAAGACAACGAAGTCATAAGCTTAAAGGTGTTCCACATATTACAAAAAGGAGTTTGCTGTATGATTGTAGTGCCGTTGTAGTCCATAGTAATGGAGTGTATCATAGAACCATACCAATTTTTCATACCGACAAAATAATCGGCAGATGACGCAGCAGTATCTGGGTCAAAAGCACCAGCGGAAGCGGGGAGGATTGTGCCGACTGTTAGGGTCAAGGGCATAAGCAAATAAGCCTCTCTAAAAGACATATACTTATTGGAGTTAGACAACTGCGAAGTATCAATAACAGACTGATTTGAAGAATACGAGCCATTTTGGTTGTCCAAAATATTGAGCCAATCCTTTTTAACAAATACATTGGGGGAACCTTCAATTTCCTGTGCGAGGTCAAAGACTAATTTATCACTCATTTTATTATATATTCTACGAAGATAAAAAAATATGATTTGCCCTAAATCATATTTTACTAAATGACTAAATCTAAATTGAGAAGTTTATATTTTGGCGAGGCGGTTTTTTACTTTCCTTTTTAATTACTAAACTGGAAATCTTTCCGCCGACTTTTGCTAAACTTGAAGCGACCCCCGACCCCCCGATGGTTCTCCCCGTTGTTGCTACATAATCGTCAATACTCTCATAGCTACTTTGCCCTCCTAAACCTCCGTCTAACAAAACTGTTCCAACACCTCGTCCGCGAATAAATGGGTGTTTTTTTCCTGCTCTAAATGAAACGCCTCCGCCCATTTTTGGAAGATACATAAGATGTGTTCTTGCGACCATTATATACTAACTAAACATTTTTTCTCACATTTCTCAGTCTTAATAAGTTAATATTAATCGTATTAATAAATGTTAGTTGTTTGGATATATGTTTCTCTTTATCAACTTCACACCCCGACTTTATATCAGCCATTAAAGCCATTTGCTCCTTTTGTAGGTTCTCATATACACCGTTAATGTACTGCTCTGTAATTTGCGACGGATTACTCATTATATAATTAAGCAAGATATTAATTTCCTAAATTAACCTCCAATCTCTTCCTTTTGGGCGATTACCAAAATAAAGGTCATAGCTGGGTCGTTTATGGTTATAGGGGATAAATCTGTTCCTAAAATATTCATACGCAACTCGTTATATGTTCCGTTAATCATTTTATTCCAAGCAAACTGGGGTGGTTTCTCGCTAATAATTTCGCCAACTGCTACATTTGGAACGATTGTGTAAATTATACCCGTAGGTTGGGCGTAGTAGTTATCTATATTACTAATATTCAATAATACACTACTGTTAGGTTGAACCTGCGGAGAAGTTGTGCTGATATACGAAAGCGTTCCGTTGGCGAGTTTGCTTACATATTCGCTCACAGGCGGAACAAATAAATTGTTAAGATTTTGGTCTGTCGCAAATCCAGCAACAAAGCCGAAAATCTTATTTATATTTGCGGGTAGTGTGATTATAGGATTGAATGTGGTTAATGGAAATACCAAACCAGCTGGATTTGAGAAACCAGCAGGGAGAGCAAGAGGGACTAAAAATGTATTTATTTGAACCGCATATCGGGCAGTATTTACAAGAAACTCGGCATAATATACATTATTACCAGCTCCATCTACTAAATAGTGGCCGTTCTGTATCATAGTAAATTGAAGCAATTGATTAAGTGTGCTAATTTCATATAATCCGTTAGGAACTGTAATTGTATAAGTGACGGCAGGACCCGCACCAGTTATCCAGTTATAGCTAAAAGTATTATTTACAAGCGAGCTGGTTATATTAAACCAACTATAATACATTACAACAGAAGATACCGCTAAATATGCGTCGTCTAATCTTACGGAATTAGGAAAGCGATATACTAATTTGTTATTTTGCCCGTCGGGGACTAAATTGCCTTGATTGAGAATAATGGTTCGCATAATTATATATTAATATACAGATAATAATATATATTTTGCTCTATTTTAAGAAAATGGTAAGCGAACAGGTTTGTTTATAGAGGGCGTTCCCTTATGAAACACTCTTTCGCTGCGAACTCTACCACCTCTAACTCTACCTCCATACATACCGCTTCCGCTAAAACTACTTGGCGATAGGCCAAGATTTATAGGCGTTTGTGCTCCACCAAAAAAGAATGGTTTTTGAAACGACCCGCTTTCAGTTTGAACTCTAAACTTGGACGGTGCGACAACTTTCGGGAAAAATCCAGTATCAGTCATATTATATATTTATAAGATATTAAAAACCCATAGAGGCCAAATCTACTAATATATCCTTTACTTGACCCTTCGGCACTAATCCCTTCTTACTCAGTTTTAACAGCAATATTTTAAACTCTTTTACCATTTCTCGGTTGTCTTGACCCGACATTATTTGACCCTTCAATATCTCAAACCTACGAACGTCTTTTTCTTCTTCCTCCATTTTAGGAGCTGGTATATTAAGCTTATCGTCTATACGAGCGGATTTCGCAACTTTATGTAAGTAATGACGCTCTTCTTCATTTAACGAGTTTATATCGTCGTATGTAGGAACGCCTCCTCCTACAATACTTCTAAACACTTTGCCGAGATTTTTTGAAACTCGCTGGGAGGGGAAATCGCCCACAAATGTTCCCGACGGGCGACGAATGCTTATAATATCGTCCGCCATTTTACCTTTATGTATTAAATAACGCCCCATTTTTACATATTTGGGTGAGGGTGCTACACCAACGCTTTCATCTATATCATCTGGCTTTGGTGTATATGCTCTTCTGGTAAGGCCTGTTCCAACCATACAGCGACAAGGCATTTGTCCGCACCCTCTTACACCTCTACCTGCGACTTCTCTTGCTCCACCACCACCACCTCGCCTCGCCTCTGCTTCTTCTAATGCTCTTCGTATAACTGCGTCGTTATCTCGTAAAAATTGTTTTCTTTCGCGAAGAGTTCCAAATGTTTTTAAAGCATTTGGTGTCATACCAAGAACGGTGCTTAATTCCTGTCCGCCTATTACTTCTATAAGAGCGTCTATATATGTTTTAAAATTAGCATCACTTTTGCCTTCCATTTCTTCGGGTGGGATATAAACGGGTTGTCTTTCGCCTTGTCTTCCCTCTATACGACCTAATATATCTCGCAATTGTCGCATTTCTAACCCAAACGAACCATCTTGCGACATTATTTCGGTTAATTCTATAACCTTACCCCGAATACCCTCCGCATCCCCCGCTCTGTCTAACACCTCAATTCGGTTTAAAATAGCATCTACTTGTATTCTTGTAGGTAGATTTTTAGATATATTATCTACGATTGTTTGAATATCGGCAATAACATTTGGGTCGTATGCTCTCGCATTTCGTAAAATATCGGTTATATCATCTTGTAATGTGTTTAAAAACAAATTAACCATACGCAATTCGTCGGCAATTCTTTGTTGGTTTCTACGCCCCAAATAATCGGCATCCGCTAATAATTCCATTATTTCCTCAATTTGTCGTCTATCTACTGCTTGGTTGGTAAGAATATCAAGCGACAATAAAATATCCTGTCCTGTTCGCTGTTGTATCCCCATCTCAACTCCTCCTGTTCTGTGTAGTTTTTCGGCGTATCTATTAAAATAATCCAAAAATTGGTCGGCTTCCGTAATACCAACAGCATACATTTTTTTAAGTGCTGGAACCATAGTTTCCAAGTTTTGTGCTAAAAACACCATATCTCGGTCGGCAATTGAACCAATAACTTCACCAGCAATTTGTGGCGACATAATCTTTTGTAATTCGCCTCTTACTCTGCGTTTAACTTCTTCCCTATCTGATAATTTCTCACTCGCAGTTCTATAATCTTGTAGCTCGTTCTTTTGGCCTGTTCGCTTAAAAACCTTATTCGCTTGTAGGTTAATATCGTCTAATTCGGCTCTAATCTTTAAATTGGATAGGTATTCCCGCCTAAACTTGTCCGCGTCAAGAGGATTTTGTAATGGTTGTCCGCTCATTATTTATATATTACTATTATATTATATTTGCTCTAAAATATAATAGTTTTATTATGAATTATTTATCAACCCGATTTCCACCAATATCATATACAGGATAATTAGAATAGTCCTTACCACTTATTAGCCACTTATCACATACTAAACTGTTAAACTCTGCTTGTACTTGGTCGTCGGTTTTCGCCATCCATTCACCAATTCGTTTTATGAGTTGGTCTTTTTCATACTTTCCCATATATCTGGGGTTAGTATCAAATGCTAAACCCATTTCGTCCAAACAAATACATTTACACTTGGTTATTTTTTCGCGGGTTTTTGCTAAAAGGTCTTCACTGCTGGGGCATTCGTCCATTATTATATAATTAAGAAAGAAATTAATTTTATAATACTATTGTTTAATATGGTTCGGTTTTTGTTTCATCGTCGGTTGTTCCGTCGTTAAACTGGCTTACTGCGTTTTCTACCCAGCTATTAGCTGGTTCGGGGTCTAAATTATCTTCTTTGCGTCGTATGCCTATAATTATTTTACCAGTTTTCGTATTCCCGTCTATCTTAAATAATCCTTCTATCCATTTATAGAAATCGTCCCTACTATATTGGCGTTTGTCCCTATAATTTAGTGCCCTATGTTCTGCGGAGGCTAAAATACTATCCCATAACTCTCTTACTTGTATCGTTTTAGCTTTTATATCTTTTGGGTCGTTTGGGTTATATTCTACCTTTTCCCATATTTCGTTAAATACCCGCTGGAAAAGGTTTTGGTTTTCTAAAAACTTCGCTGTTCTCGCCTTAATGCTTTCGGGTATTGTAAATACTATTCCCGTATTTTGTTCCTTATCTCTGTAAGTGCGATAAATGCCTAAAAGCATATCTAAAAATACCAGCTTAACTTGCTGTAAAAACTGCTGGGTTTCGTAAAACGAGTTTGCCTTCTTATATAATACCCCGCCGATTACCTTATCTATCTTATCTGGATTATCCGTAAAATTAACTGGAAAGTCTAAATCTACTAATCTACGATAGTCGGCTTGTTCTGGCTTACCGTCTAATTCTGGCGAGGTATTAAACTCCATTACGAAAGTCCCGCTCATAAAAAACTGCTCGGGGTTCTGCTGTAATAACCTACCGCTAAACTTTCCTCCGCCAGTTAAGTTTCTTAACATAGCTACTCGTATAGCCCCTTGAACTTCTTTAAAGTTTATATATCGCTTATTTTTTAAGTTTATCATATCTGGGCTTGGAGCGTTTGCTTTTTCTACGTCTTTAATTATTCCGTTTGCTGGTTGGTGGTAGTAATCCCCGAGCGTTATATCCATAAGTGAGCCAGTAAGTCCCTTACCGTTTCCGCCTTGTCCGTTTAGTAAAAATAGCTTTTGGTATGCTCTTCCGTCTAACCCCGAGGCCAGTACTTGTAGGTATAAAAGTCGTTTCTCTGGGTCTGGGTGTATGCTCTCTATTACCGAGGCGATTAGTTCTTTGGCTTCTACTATTTCGGGTATTTCATAATCAGGGTTTTCGTAATCGTAGCGAGTTGTAAGTGTTATATAGTCGCTGTATTCGTAGGCTCTAAACTCGTCGTTTGCTAAATCATAAACGCCGTTGGTAAAACCGAGTAAAAATGGGTCGCTGTTAAAGTCCGTATCTCGCTCGTTTGCCTTGCTAATAATATGCTTTACTATATTGTTTATACGCCTTTCATCGCTCGTATTGGTTCGCAGTATTTTGTTAAGTTTAGATAGTTCTTCTTCGCTTAAACTTACGTCCCCGTTTAAGTCGGTAAAAACTGCTTGGTGTATATCCTCGCTAATTAGGCGGGTTATTTTATGCTGTTGTTTGCTCTGGGTTTCATCATACCAGCGGTTTTCATAATAAACATATAAATTGCTTTTATATTTTACTACGCGTTCGCCGTATAAACTTAAAAACCGTTCGCTTAACATTTTGGCGGATAATGCGTCCTCCCATTCGTCCGCTGTTTTTTCATCTCCATATTCGGGTATTTCTATGGCTTCGTCAAAATCCTTGTTTTTAAAAGTTATATTTAGTCCTATCTCTTTGTATATAATAGCGTTTAAATCTGTAAGTATTTCATCATACCATAAATTAGGTAATATCATAAAACCGTCTTGGCTTGGAACTATATCCTCTAATTTAAACTCGGGTTTATGTAGCAGGTATTTTATAGCTGTTTCTTGGATATGTCGCTCTACCGTTTGGTAAAATAATCCCATAACTCCGCGTTTCTTATCTTCGGTTGTTTTCCATTTATTTACGTCTTGCTTTAATACGTCCTTAATTATATGCGGATTACTGCTGTATATTATATCCATAACAGGTTTGATTTCGTTTTCCAGTTTTTTAATTTCTACCATATCGGGTTCGCCGTCTATGTTGTTTGTTTTTAACCAGCCCTTATAACTACCGCCGTTTAATATGGCTATCGGTAATTGCTTGGCTATATCTTTGCTTACTTTGTGGAACTCCATAATTTTAGCCCGTAGCTCTTTCGGGTTATTGGCGTATGCTGTTAAATATTTTTTATCGGTTATTTGGTTGGTTTTACATATTTCGTTTATAACATTCGGGCAGGAGTTTTCTATATCTATATCTATGTACTGCCCCTCGCATAACGAGTGGCGGGTTGGGCGGTGTAAAATACTTAACGATAAATAGTCGGCGGGTATTATCCTACCCCATTTATGTTTCGGTAAATTAAACGCTACTTGGAACTTTCCCGTTTTTTTATTTAACAGCTCCTTATAACGCTGTAATTGTGTAAGTTCGTCCCTATCTGGTAAAAACGAGTATCTATCTATACCCGCGTAGGATATTCCCATTTCGGCTTTTATAAAACCGTATAGGCGTTTTGTATTACATACTTCGGTCATCTTCTTCTTTGCGAAAATGCTGTTAGTATATGTAGCTTTGTCTAACGTCCAGCTAAACGGGGTGGGGGTGGGGGTGGGGGTCGGTGGGTTTTCCATTTTATATAGTATATACATATAAAACATTTAAGTATGTTTTCTACTTTATTATTTATTTATAACAATTCGTTTTATAAATAAATCGCCTAAATATTTCGCCTAAATGTATTTCGCTAAAAGGGTCTTCAATAGTTCCTTATCTGTATTATGGATTTGCTCTAAACAACCGTTAAGCTTAACAACTATTCCTAAATTAGCTCCATATAGCTTACAATCGGCCTCACTTACATTATTCCTATATTTCGCGTAATACATACGGTTAAGTTGCTTAATTTTATCAGGATTTTCAGCATATATCTTTTTCTTATATTCTCGCATATAAGTGCGTTTATCAGCGGTTTTCTTTTCAGGTTTGGGTGGTTGTATTTGGGTGGCTTCCATCTTTATATAATACAATAGTATAATAATCTCTATATTGTTTTTATATAAATCATATTATTAAGATTTATATAAATTGTTGGCTTTATGCGATAAATATATCGGCTGGGTCAGCCCATCCGCAGTCGCCTACCGAGTAGTAATGCTCTGTTTCCCCGTTTATTCTAAATCCATTACCTTCTCCTAAAAT